GGCTCACGCAGAGCCGCTTGCGCTGGCGGGCAGCCACGCGGCTAAAGGCTTGCGTGTGCTTGCGCTTGTACGCGCGCAGCACCCCGTGCAGAATAAAACCCTGCCGGAAGCGGTAACCCCGCTGGCGCTGGTTACGCTGGGCGATACGCTTCGGCCCGACGCGCAGGATACCCTGCGCTACTTTGCACAGCAGGGCGTACAGGTTAAAGTAATCTCCGGGGATAGCGCGCTAACGGTGTCCCGTATCGCGGCGGAAGCCGGGCTTGCAGGCGCGGAGCGCGCGGCGGATTGCACCTCGCTTGGCGATCACCCGGATTACGACACGCTGGCCAGAACCTGTACGGTATTTGGGCGCGTGTCGCCGGATGATAAACGCAGGCTGGTGCAGGCTCTCAAAAAACAGGGCCATAGCGTGGGTATGATTGGCGACGGCGTGAATGACGTGCCCGCGCTCAAAGCGGCGGATTGCTCCATCGCTATGGCTGGCGGCAGCGACGCGGCTGCCCGCGTGGCGCAAATCACCCTGATGGACGCGGATTTTGCCGTGATGCCGGGTATCGTGCTGGAAGGACGCCGCGTAATCAATAACATCACGCGCGCGTCGTCGTTGTTTTTGGTCAAGAATATCTTCAGCTTTTTGCTGGCCGGGCTGCTGCTTGCGCTGCCGTATGCGTATCCGTTTGCCCCAATCCAGCTAACGCTGGTATCCATGTTTACCATTGGCATACCGTCGTTTGTGCTGGCGCTGCAACCGAACCGCGAGCGCGTTCGGGGCAGTTTTCTCAAAAACGTGCTCGCCCGTGCGTTGCCCGGCGGGCTGGCGGTAACCGCCGCTTGCGCGACTGCTATGGCGGTGGGCGGAACACTGGGCCTTAGCGACGCTATGGTGAGCACGGTATGCACAATGATCGCCGCCTTTTGCGGGTTGTGCGTGCTGGCGCTGGCGTGCCTGCCGATGGATGTGATTCGCGCCGGGCTTACGGCGCTGATGACTGCGGGCGTTGTTCTTACCGTCGCGCTGTTCCCAGAACTGTTTTACCTGACGACGCTTTCGGGACAGGCTTTGACGCTGCTGCTGGCCTGCGGCGGCGGCGCGGCGCTGGCGCTGGGCGTTGTGGAGGGCGTGCTGCGCGGCTTGCGCAAATGTAACGGATCACATTAAATGTCATGATCGGGAAAAACCGGGTACTGTGGCAATAACGCGGGACGGTGGCCGGAAACCGTTGTAACGCAAGCAATTGAGCGGAGTGATCCGAGCAAAAACGAACGCCCGACGAAACGAGGGTGTGCGAATTAAATGTCATGGAAGTTGCCACGAGCAGTCGTTTTGGCTGCTTTATTTGTGCGTGTCATGAAAAATGCTCCATGCGTTAAACGGGCGTAAAAAAGCGTCTAACGCATATCAAATAAGGATTTCCGATATATACTATGGAAATGGGAAGCAAGTAGAAACCGATGTGTTCAACACAAAAAGCAGAATATTGACGAAGCCATTGGCGAAATAAAAAAGCTAGAAAAATGGCGAGTTTGCGCGAATCCAATACCAAGATATTGGCGAAATGCGAAACTGTATAAATATGCAAATTGGCGAATATCAATGATCCTGCAAATCTGGCTTGATGATGTCGGCGAGAACACCCATCAGTTGCACATCAGAAGCAGCATAGGTCATAGGCGGATATTTGGGGTTATCGGAGTGCAGTTCTATATAATTGCCAAGCCTTTTAACGCGCTTAATGGTCACGTCGGGGTCATCGGATGAGCCGTTTACCTGTACCAGCATGATCCGACCATTATCAGAATAGGCGTCATTTTGGAAAACACAGTAATCGCCATCATTTATATCGGCACCGATCATGGAATCGCCCTGGGCTTGGACAATGAAATAGCGTTCAGATAAGTACTTTGCAGGGACGGCGATCAAGCTTTCCCTGTCAGGGATGCTGTTGATCGGAAGCCCTGCGGCAGCTTTGCCTTCCACCCGTTTATAGTGCGGTACTTGCGATTCAATTGGATCAATCTTATCATCTGGCGTGGTTAGGCTGGTGCGGCGAGCAATTCGTGAGGCATCAATGCGCTCAATGGTTAAAGCGGCTTTGTTTTCCAATGCCTCTATTGCATCGGTATAGCCCGGAAAGGCTAGATCGAAAGATTGAGAAAGCGCTTTGAGGTTCCTTTCATTTATGCCGCCTTTTTTTGCTCGGAGTGCAATGTAGTTATACATGCAAGTAATTTCTTTGTTTTCAAAAAGCGGCATGATCTCACCATAAGCTGAATAGACGGGTGAAAAGGCCTTCGTGATCTGAATAAAGTAGGATGCGAAAGCCTTTTGCATTGCCTCGGATGCGTCGAAAAACGGTTTGCCTTCACCGGTGCGGAGCCAGTTCTCACTGACAGAAAATTTTGTGCAGATCATAGAAATCAAAACACTTGAAGGTTCTTTTTTGTTCTTCTCAAGCAAAGCAACATATGACTGAGAAATTTTCAGAATCTCTGACATATCCAGTTGAGTTAAGCCATTTTTCTTGCGTATGCTAAGTAATCTCTCACCAAAACTCATTACACACCTCCGAAAAAAACGATTGACGATTATTACTTGGTTATAGTATAATCCAATCGAAAGTATTACATAGTAATATCTTGCACATGCCACATTGGTATTATAAACCACACATAACGCAATGGCAACAAGGAGGAACAAAGATGCCCGGAAAGCGCGTAACGCCTCTGTCCGAAGAGATTGACCGGAGGATTTACATCATCGGAATGACGCGAGCCGAATTTGCCCAAAGGATTGGGATCACCTACAGCTACTTGGGGCTTATCCTCCAAGGGCGCAGCACACCGACGATTGACATCTCCAATCGTATTGCCAAAGCACTCAAAATGAAACCCAGTGAAGTACGTGAGCTTGCGCTGAAAAAGGCGATATAGCCAAGACCGGATGCCCCACCCGCTAAAACGGAGGGTAGGGTGCAAGTCGGTTGCGGCTTTATCTATAAAGCAAAGGGAGGTCTAGGAATGAACAACGGGATCAAGGTTTTCCAGAACGAGCAGTTTGGTAAGGTGCGCATGCTGGATGAGGACGGAAAGGTACTGTTTAACGGAAAGGATGTCGCAAGAGCACTGGGGTTTGCAGATTCGATTAATGCGCTGAAGCAGCATTGCCGGTGGGTGGTAAAACGCCACCTACCCCATCCGCAAAGCCCCAACAAGCAAATTGAGATGGCCTTCATCCCCGAGGGCGACGTGTACCGCCTGATCACGCACAGCCGACTGCCGGCTGCGGAGAAGTTCGAACGCTGGGTGTTCGATGAAGTTCTGCCGACCATCCGCAAACAGGGGGAGTATGTGCCCGACCTGACGGCGGTGATAACTCAAGCGGTGCAGGCGGCGGTGAGCCAGACGATACAGGCGTTGATGCCCTTCATCCTTGCCGGTCAGGAAAAAGCCACGCCCACCAAGCGCATTCGGCGGCGGGTGACATGCCTGATCGACCAGCTGGAAACGCCGCTGAAGTTGGAAATGGAAGAAATGATCCTCGACCCCCGGTACGGCTTTGTGATGATCAGCGATTATTTTCGGGATCGGTATGGGCTGCTCATTTCAAAGAGCAGCATCGGGCGATATGCGCAGAAACTCTACGATACCGTTGATGCGCAGGAAAACGCGGGCATCAGGTAAGGGGGTCGCGTTTCACGACACCCTTACACAAAGGGGGTAACGTTTCGTTATACCCACGAAAACAAGCTTATGAAGGTTAACGGCCTTCATACCGGAGCTTACAGCCTTGCAGGCTCCGGTATGGAGACCCAAACCCAATGAAAAGGAGGCATCGTGGTGGAGAGGACGTACATCAGCGTAGAACTTGCCGCGCGGCTCGTAGGCCGCACCCCGCGCCTCCTCCAACAAAAGATAGCGGATGGTACCATGGAAGCCCAAGAAGTGGCCAGCATAGGTGGCAACGGCGGTACCGCCTACCGTGTGCCGCTGGACACGCTGCCAACCGAGGCGCAAATCCTCTATTACAGTGCGATCGGCGGGCAGAGCAACGACGGGAACGCCGATCTGGTGAGCTATAAGGCGCGCTACGGTGACGAAGGGCTTAAGGAGTTGCTCAAGGCGCGCAAGACGGTTCTGGCCTCGGACGGCTTACGCAAACAGTGCGCCGGGAGAAATCTGCAAACGGAACTGGCTAAGCTGGCGGCGGATGGAGGCATCACGCTGCGCACGCTTTACCGTTGGGAAAACGCTTACAAGCACAACGGCCTGCCGGGGCTCATGCGTAAGGGGCGTAACGACGCGGGCGCATCGCGCACGATGTGCAACGAGGCGCGCCAGCAGGTGCTTAACGAGTATCTTGCACCCGAACGCCGGGCACAGGACGCGATCCTCGACCATGTGCGGGAACGCGCAAAGCTGCTGGGTGCCAAAGCTTGTGAGCAGTGCTTATACCGGCGCGGAAGTGACCAGCGCGACGCTATGATCGGCACCGGAGAGCTGCGCTTCTACCCGGAGTGCGACCGCGCCGGCAGCGGCATCGTGGTGCCGGAAAACCGAAGCGCCATCAACCGTGTAATTGCAACGCTGACGGAGGAAGAAAAGACCTACATGCGCGTTGGCCGCCAGAAGTGGAGATCGGATCACATGCTGAAAGCCAAGCGTGAGAAGCCGGGCACGATCAACGATGTATGGTTTGGCGACCATGGACAGTTCGACGTATTCGTGATCGACCATGACGGTCGCTGCGTGCGGCCATGGCTGACAGGGTGGTTTGACGGTGGGAGTGGGTGCCTCGTAGGATGGACGGTCAGCACCAACCCAAACAGTCGAACCATCACCCACGCATTCACCCGTGCCGCTGCCGCTAAACAAAAAAGCCCGATCCGAGGCGTGCCCAACAGCGTGTATGTGGACAACGGTAAGGATTACCGCTGCGAGGCGTTGGAGGGCGGTACCATACGGCTCAAGGAATTGGGTAAGCTGGATCACGATATGGGAAGCAGCCCGCTATATGAGGCGCTGGGGGTAAGCGTGCAACACGCCGCAAGCTACAGCGGCTGGGTGAAGCCCATAGAGCGCTTCTGGAGAACCACGTGGGAGCGGTTCTGCCGAGAGCTGCCAGGCTACTGCGGCGGAGCGACCGACAAACGCCCGGAGAACTTTGAACGGAGTTTACAAAAGCTATTCTTAAGCGGAAGCCTGCTGACGATCGACGAACTGGCGGATCGCTTCCTCAATGATTACCTTCCGGCGTATCACAGTACGCCTAACGCCGGATACGGAAACCAGAAACCCATTGACCTGTACAACACCCTTCCCCGCGCGCGTGACTATGTACCGGGATGGAGCCTGTTGGCGCTGGCAATGGAAGAAATTGCCGAACGCAAGGTAAGCCCGCAGGGCATCCGCTTTGAAGGGCGGCTGTACTGGAACATCGGGATTATGCACATGGCTGGCGAGCGTGTGGTGATCCGCTACGATCGCGATAATCTGAGCTCCATCACGGTGTGCACGCTGAAAGGGCAGTACATCTGCATGGCCGAGCCAAAGGACACCATGAAGATGGTAGGCGAAGACCCCGCAAAGGTTGCCATTCACGTAGCGATGCAACGCCAGCAGGAGCGAGAGCTGCGCGACGGCCTGCGCGCCAAGGGCGTGAAATTGCCCGGAAAACGCGCCAGCGGCCATGTGTACTACGAGGACGTGGACGAGGAGTACCAAGGCAATGGAAACATCGTAAGCGTGGCGGCGCAGAAAGCTGCGCAAGGCCGCAAGGAACTAGCCAAGAGTAAGAGCAGGGACAACAAGGAAGCTTCTGGAGGCGGCGAAGATCGCACGGCGGCGATGTTCCGCCGGATGTACGAGCAGATGAAAGAGGCCAAATGATGCAAGGAGGTGTGACGGGTGATCAAGTGGATCATGGAACAGATGGCCGGACGCAGGCGCGTGAGACGGATGATGCGGGGGCTACCGATCAGCAGGGTGCGGAGAGCCGACTACTACAATCCAACGGTTATGCGGTACCTTCCGGGCGGGAGGTGGGCGGCGTGAAGAAGCTTAACCGGCGCTTGCTGGAGGTGTTTGGTAGCAAGGCCATGCTGGTTGCGGTTGTGATCATCGATGTGCTGATCCTGATCTTCGTGCTGGTGGCGGAACTGAGCAAAGCATATGCCGATGACGCTGACGCTGTACCGTACACGGTAACCATCAGCTCCGGGGTGCTCAACATACGGGAAAAGCCGAGCATGGATAGCCTCGACCTTGGCGACCTACGTTCAGGGGATGTGGTGACCGCAACTGATTACCAAAACGGCTGGCTGCTGGTAAATGTGTCGGTTGAAACCGCGCAAGGATGGGTTGCTGCCGAGTACCTGACAGACCGGCCTGATGGTTCAGGAGAGTATGTGAACGCCAGCGGAGGCAGGGTGCGGGTACGAAGCACACCGGACGGCGAACCTGTGCGATGGCTCAAAAAGGATGCGAAAGCAACCGTGACCAGATGGCTTACCGTGGATGGAACAGCATGGGCATATGTCGGAGACGGGTATGTGCGCGGGGATTGCTTGGAGGAGGCTACTGGCCATGAGTAAACGGAGAGCGTGCCTTGCGGATGGGAATCCCGGATTTTTCCTCGGAATATTTCAGTTCGCAAGCATATACACTGCCATGCTGCAAGGCGAAATATCCGGGCAGATTGCCTACCCGATGGCGCTTGTGGAAATGCAAACCGGCGAGATCAAGTATTTTGATCCTTATAAGGTGGTTTTTCAATCGAAGGAGGCGGGCAATGTTGACTAAAGCCAAGCGTGCAAAGCCCTTAACCGTCAAGGAAAAGAAATGGCGTGCGGAGACACGCGCGGAGTATCGTGCAAAAGGGTTGCTGCCACCCGTGAAAAAGCCATTGAACCGTAAAAAGTTCATCACCGAGGCGAGGGACGAATTCAACAGCGCGGACTTTGGGCTTTCCGCATCACGCTACATCATCAGAGCTATGGGATTTTTGATGGGTGATTATCGCCCAACGTTACAAGACGTAGGCATTGCAAAGGTGCTAAAGGCTGCATGTGAGATAGCCAAATTTGAAAAAGAGCTTGAAGTTCAAGGCCGCACGGAATACAAGCTGACAGAATTATACGAACGACTGAAACCGATCATCAACGCTTAACGGCCCAAGGCCCAGCCCCGTGAAAGCCGGGGCCACGCGTCGGCTAAAGCCTCCTTTGGGAAGGGGATTGACCCCCCCCGCCCACCCCCCCCCGTGGGCAACGTCCGCGCCCACAGGCGCGGCTGGGGAAAGGTTGGGGAAGGGATCGCCCTTCCACAAAGCGAGCTTTAGCGAGCGTGCGGCGCTTACAGCCACAAGGCTGAATCAAAGGAGGGGAACCGATGCAGGATAACAAGTACACCATTCAGCGCACAGGCCGCATGATCATCCAGCGGCAGGTGATCGATCACGTTGGCGTGATTATCATCTGTGAGAACCGCGCCGCAAAGGTGCTGGACATTGCCGCCATGACCGAGTATGGCAACTACTGCTATCACTGGGATGCTACCAGCGAAGGTGTGGGCCTGTTGAAGGCCACCGATGATTACCTGATGGGGAAATTCCTGTCCGGCCATGATGAAAGACGCGTCATGGACTGGGAAGCCACAACCCATGGATTGATGAATGCCGTAAACGCGATGGATGAGCTCACAGACGGTAACATGTACAGCATACGGCAACGTTGTGAAATGTCGCTGAACGAATGCGATGCCACGATCAAGGAACTGGTGCTATGGGGCGAACGGTGGGAACTGAGCGAAACGGACGTAATGGCCAACATCGTGTATCGGTTCGGCAAGGATGCGCAGGGGTTTATGCGCTGTGTTCTGCCCGCGATACGCGCCAGCGCCAAGGAATTGGAATTGTACCGACAGACCATGATGTGCTAACTAGCCAAAATTGAAAGGAGCGATAACCATGCAAGCCCAAAACAACGAAACCTCCGCCGAGGAGCGCATTACCTACATCCGGGAGCGCCTGATCAGTTACCAAAAAAATGGCGGCGGTGCGTACAAAGCCGTCGAAAAAGCTACCGGCGTGAGCCGCACCGCCATCAGTATGCTGGCCAACCACGGTGTGACGCTGCCGGAGGAAAAACTGGTGAAGATCGAAACCTACCTGCGCACCAACTACCCCGACCCCATGGACAGCTTGCCAGCTATTGCCCCCTATGCGCATTGGCAGATTCCCACGCTGGTAAGTCGGTGTGATCCAAACCCAATGATGGAAGATTTTGCCGACCTGCCGATTACGCGAGTGACCATGCCGGTAACCAAAGCATACCAGACCAGCGTTACCGTGTACCCCACTGATGATTATAAGAAGATCATGGGCTGGTGCGGGTACCTGTACAAACACCGCAAGATCGGCGCGATGGTTGGATACCCCGGCAGCGGTAAGACAACCATCCTCAAGGAGTATGCCAGACAGAACCCCGCCGCCCATTACATTGAGTGCTGGAGCAGCATGACCATGGCCGACCTGCTTGACCAGATCGCTGACGCGATCGGGATCACACTTAAGGGCCGCACCTTCCAGCGGGAAAAGATGCTTTTAGAGGCACTGCGCGACCGTAACGACGTGATGCTGATGCTGGACGAAAGCGAGTACCTAAAGAAGTGGAACGTCGAAAAATTCGATGCGTTGCGTAAAATCTGGGACAACACCGGCACGCCGGTGATCTTCTGCGGAACGCCCGAGCTAATCAACGTGCTGACGCGCGGCACCGGCAAAGATAACTGCGCGCAGTTGTACAGGCGGATACTGAAGATCAAGCTGACCGGCATTCGCGACAGCGAGGCTATCGACATGCTGCGCGATTACAACCTTGACCCTGACGCCGTGCGGGAGCTGGTGCGCTGCGCGGTTGACCACAAGCACGGCGGCATCGGGAATATGGCGGAAATCCTCCAGATTGCGCTGGAAAGCGCCGAGGGCGGGCAGGTCGACCTGCAGTTGGTGGAGGATGCCAAGGCATATAAGCTGATGTACTAACGGCGGCTAAAGCCACCTTTGGGGAAGGGCGATCCCTTCCCCAATCTTTCTCCCAGCCGCACAGGTGGGCGCGGACGATGATTATCAGAAAGGAGCATTCCATGGAAGTCAAAAAATACTGCATCATCCTGAAAAACGGCGCGGAAATCAGCGTTGTAACCGACCGTCTGAGAATCAAACGGTCATTAGTCAGCAGGAAGATCACCGGCATGGAGATCAACGACCCGGAGGGATTCGTCCGCTACCTGGCTGTCAGCGAAATCGCGGCAGTACTCGCCTATACCGTAACCGAGGAGGCGAAAGGCAATGGCTAGGAAGCGTTTGGACGGCCAGCCGCTACAAAGCTGGAACGATGTGAGCGAGGCGCTGGCGGCGATCGGTAAAGTTGACCGGCAGATTGAGCTGCAGGAGATTACAATGCAGCAGGAGATCGACGCGGCCAAAGGCAAAGCCGCTAAGGCCGCCGCTCCCCTGCTGGAGGAAAAAGCGCGACTGGAAACGCAGATCATGCTCTATGCTGACGCGCAGCGTGAGGAACTGAACGACAAGAAAAGCAAGACGCTCTACTTTGGTACGGTGGGTTATCGCAAGAGCACCAAGGTAATCCTCCCCCGTCAGCCGGAAAAGCTGGCCGAAATCGTGATCCGGCTACGGGCGCGGGGCATGGACAGCTGCATCATCAGCAAGCCGGATCAGGTGAACAAGGACGAGTTACGCAAATACGACGCCCAGACCATCGGCGCGGTGGGTGCGAAAGTGGATATCAAGGATGCTTTCTGGTACGAAGTTGATCGCGACCATCTGGCCGAAAAGTGACAAATAAACCGAACAGGAGGATGCCAACATGGCAAACATTATCCTTGCCAACCAACGTGGGTTGAAAGCCTGCACGGATATGGCAGAGAAGCTGAAAACACAGGCACTCGCACGGATGGCTAAGGCGCTGGAAAAAAACGGTGCTGACAGCGATCAGTATCAGGAGGCTAAGGCAGAATATGAGGAAATCGCCTCCACCGTGGCACGTTGGGCAGCGCTGGTGAAGGGCCGCGAAAGCGATCTGGAACTGGCAAGCAGAGGCGTATGAGGCACGGACGCATCACAATCCCGCCCCGGCAAAAGGCTTGCATACACGCTGCGAGGGACATGCTCGGAGCGGTGATCGCAGCCGGGAAACGCGCCAATGTGCGGTTAACCAAAATTAGGGAGCAGTACGGCAGCGAATCCGAGGAATACCTTGCTGCGCAGGCAGGGTACGAGGAAACGCAGCGGTTGATGGATAGCCTGCACCCACTGCTGCTGGAACGGCTGCACAATCTGGAATCCCCATTCAAACCAGAAACGTGGTGAATATAATATGATGAAGGAACAAGGGAAGCTGAAGCCCGGCGACCGTGTACGCATGAATGACCGTTACCGGGTGAGCGACCGATACAGAGGCCTGGTATTCACGGTGACGAGCGACCCGTGGATGTGCGGCGGGAGCGAGATCATCCTGCTGGATGGATATAGCGGGGGATACTCGACCGACGGCCTCGACCTCGTAGAGGAGGAAAACGGATGAGTTACCGCTACTACCCTGCGTCTCCAAAACCCATCAGCGACGGACAGGTACGCATGATTTACGGGTTGGCACGTAAGGCCGGGTTAGATGACGCGTTGCTGCATGACATGGTGCTGGCGCAGACCGGATGCCCGCACATCAAAAACCTGACCTGCTTACAGGGGATACAGATCATTGAGCGTTTGCAAAAGGCCGCAGGCGAAACGCCGCAGCCCAAAATTGTACCGAGCGACCGGGGAACGATTGCGCAGCGCAACTTGATACAAACGCTGGCCTGTGAACTGGGATGGGATACGGAAGGGCAGCGGTTGCGGGCATTTCTGGAGAAACGCTTCGGCGTTAGCGATATGGGATTCCTGACAGCAGCCAAGACAGCCGCCGTGATCGAGGCCATGAAGGCTATGAAGCAAGGAGGGCGCGGCGAAAGGAGGAAGGCGGATGGATGCATGGATCAAGGCGATCACGATTGAGGATGTGCCATGTCAGTACCACGACATGATCAACACAATCGGGCTGGAAGCCTTTCTGGCATTGATGCAAAGCCATGGAGGCACGTACTACTACATACCCAAAGCCGATCAGGTATTGCGTAAAGTGCGTGATGATAAGATCAAAGCCGAGTATCGGGGCGGTAACTACAAGGCTTTAGCCATCAAGTACGGATTGACGGAAATCACCATCCGGCGTATAGTGGAGGGGAACAACCCGCAACTTCCGGGGCAGGTTGATCTATTTCAGGCGCTGAATGCAACCGGAACCGGCTAACATCAAAAACTTACACGCTTAATATTCCCGCGAACGGCGAAAAATAGGAGAATGTCTGCATGAGGGAAACCTCGCAGGCATTCTTTTTTTTACATTACAACGAGGGATGTGGCGTAATGGACGAGTGGCTTAAATGGGGCCTTGGCATCCTGATCAGCATCATTACGGGGATATCGGCCTACATTATTAAGCGGCTCGTCGCGCAAAATGATGAACGGCAAAAGCTGAACGAAGCGGCCATGCAAAAACGGATGGACAGCATGGAAGCCAACCTTAGCGGGCAAATCGGCAAAGTGCAGCAGGCCATGGAAAGCCGAATCGACAAGAGCGAAAAGGCTATCGAAAAGCTGGAATGCCGATTCAATGATTTCATTAAAGACATCCCTCGAAGCTACGTGGACAAGGAAAGCTGGATGGTGCAAAACCAATCGATTGACCGAAAGCTTGATCGGATCATGGAAATATTGATGGGGAGGGCACAAAACAATGGCTAATAATCAGGATAACATTACCATCGCCAAGCGCAAGGAAGCGCGAGGCGCGGTGCTTGGACTGCTGGAAGAGGGTTACCCCAACGGGGTGAGCTATCAGACGATGGAACGCATTCTCCACAGCTCCGCCAAATGCCAACCCCATGAGTTGCCCGGCGTGATCAAGTACCTTGAAGACAAGCAGTATATCGAGGTTAGCTTGCCGGAGGAGCCCAGCCTGAAGCCCCTGCAGAACGGCATCGTCGAGCTGAGCGCACACGGCGTCGACCTGCTGGAAGGCTCCATCCCTGATGATCCGGGCATCAGCATCTGATGGCCCAGCGGAAACGGGAGCGCATCCATTGCTTAGTTGACGATCTGCCGGATGATGTGCGCCATGAATTGGATGATATGCTGGCCGACACCTCCTACGGGTATATCGCCATATCTGATTGGCTGGCCCAAAAAGGATACACGATCAGCAAAAGCTCCATCGGCAGGTATGCCAAGCGAAACGGCAAGATGCAGCTCAGGTTGCGCGAGATCAACGAAAGCGCCAAGGAGTACGCCAAGCTGATCCGCGACAATCAGGAATTAGATCTGGCCAAGGTGGCGTCCAACATCTATCTGCAGCAGCTAATGGCGCGAATCACGGAGGCCGGAAGCGACGAATTCGCGGAAATCGGCATTGGCGAAGCGGGCAAGCTGTTATCCACCATTATGCGCGCCAGCGTATATGAGGGCCGCTACAGTGCCGCGCGTAAAGACGACATCGCCGAAGCCGCAGAGCTGGTGATGCAGCAGTTCCGCGCGCAGGTGGTACACGACCCCGATCTGCTGGGCCGCATCCAGACCATGGTACATGATAGCCGCGAACGCGCCAAGCAGGCAGAGGAGGCCCAAAATGCAGACGCCTAATGCCAGAGTGTGGTCGGCGCTGCAGGTGCTTACAGGCGCAGAGCTGGAAGTGCTGCGCAAGATCAGCGCCGAGTTACCCAATGTGGAGGTTATCGCGCCCTCCGAAACGGTGGTGCAGATAAAGGAACGCAGGGTGCGCCGGACACAGCGCCAGCTCCTGCCCGGATATGTGCTGCTGCAGTGGCAACGCGAACCCCACATCTATTATCGCATCAGAGGATATCATGGTGTGATCCGCTTTTTGGGCGGTGGCACGCCGGACGTGATCCCGGACGATCAAATGCGGATATGGATCGCGATTGCCCGGCACTGCGAAACGGGGCAACCAGCACCGGCGGTAAGGGAAGCCGGTACGACCCGGATCATTGGAGGGCCGTTGGAAGGCACGCCAGTGACGGGGTTGAATGCCAGAGCCGGGCGGGCACGCATCGAGGTGCAGCTCGCCGATCAGCGGCACACCGTGACGGTAGCGGTGACAGTCGCCAAAGCTCCCTTTGGGCAAGGGGATTGCGATCCCCCTCTCAACCTCCCCTGAGAAAGCGACGGGGCATGAAACCGATGGATGGCGGCGGGTGATTCGCTCCCCACGCCGGAAGCCGGTGGACAGATGGCGACTGGGTGCCGGAAGGCAAGGGCGAAGCTATGCCCGGTTTTAGTCCACCCGCGAAAAACGGGTGGAATTTGCTATGTAAAAAAACGCGTAAAATACCGACTGAAACGTCAGGGGGTGCCCATTGCATTGGGTTAGGGTGTCTAACGCGTTAAACGCGCGTTAGCGGGGCAAGAAATGCTATTGTAGGAGGTGAGCACGGATGGCGAAAGCAGATATCCTTGAACGGGCACTTCCGGAAGAACTTCGGGATAAAAAAATCATGGCCGGGCGAGAATCATTCTGGGAATTCTGTAAACTGAATAACGCCAGCTTTTACAAAGACAGCCGCCCCCACCTCAAGGAACTGTGCGACACGCTGCAAGCGCTGTTTGAAGGCAGGCTGATCGCCCCAGATGGGAAAGTTTGCAAGCGGTTGGCGATCAGTGAGCCGCCACGGCACGGCAAGAGCTATACCATGTGCCTGTTCAACGAATGGGTGCTAGGCAAGGATAAGCTGCAAAAGTTTATCAATGTAAGCTATAACCGTTCGCTTTCGATTCGCTTCGCCAAAGCGGTACGTGATGGAATCAGCGCTACGCGGATCGACCCGAAGTTTCGGGTTTTCAGCGATTTCTTCCCGGGAGTAAAAATCAAAGATGGCGATGCCAGCATGGAATTATGGAGCCTTGAGGGCTCTTATTTTACATTCCTTGCAACGTCCTTTGGCTCCACAGTTACGGGTGTTGGCTGCTCGATTATGGTGATCGACGATCCGATTAAGGACAAGATCGAAGCTTACAACGACAGGGTGCTGGAAGAAAAGTGGGACTATTACCGCGATACGTTGGACAGCCGAATCGAGACCGGCGGTATTCTGATTGTGGTGATGACCCGGTGGGCAACCAAGGATTTAGTCGGTATGTTCCTGAAAAACCAGCCCGAAAAATGGTGCGTACTTAACCATACAGCCTGCAAGGATGAAAAGGCGCACGTGATGCTGTGCCCGGAGCTATTGACATTTGATGATTGGCAAACAAAGAAGAAACTCATGAGTGAAGAAATCTTTGAGGCTAACTACCAGAATAAACCGATCGATAAAAAGGGCCGACTCTATACCGAGTTTGCGCTATATGAGCAGCTGCCGACAGATGCTGCGGGCGTTAAAAAACAAGGCCGAAAAATCGCCTATACCGATACCGCTGATACGGGCGCGGACTTCATGTGCTGCATTGTAGCCGATGTGATCGACGGACAGGGGTACGTGACCGATGTGGTGTATACCGATGAGCCCATGGAGATTACCGAACCGCTGGTGGCGCGGACACTATACAACGGAGAAGTCGAGGAGGCCGTGATCGAAAGCAACAACGGCGGTCGCGGATTTGCCCGTAACGTAAAAGCGCACCTGTGGAATACCTTCCACAGCCGCCGTACAGTAATCACAGACCTGAACCAGCGTGCCAACAAGGAAAGCCGCATCCTGAGCGAAGCCACTTGGGTGATGCACAACCTACTGTTTCCTGCTGATTGGGGCGATCGGTGGCCGCGCTTTTTTGCGGCAATGGTTGGATACATGCGCAAAGGCCAAAACGAGCACGACGACGCACCGGATACGGCGACTGGGCTTGCGGAATTTATCCAGTACGGTGCGACGCGCCGTAGAAAGTTCTTCAGCGGAAAGGGGGCGCGCAGGTAAATGGAATTGCCATTGATTAACCAGCAATGGATCAAGAATGAACTGGGCACGCTATATGGCGAACGCGTTGTCAAGGACATCAACCGGATTAACGAACTGTACGAATATTACGATGGCACCCGACAGGCGTGGCCTGTAGCGACCGGTCTGGAATATGTGCCAAACCAGACCATAACCAATTACATCAAAACCCTGATCAAATCGGAGGCTCGGTTTATGATGAGCCGTGCGCCGGAGATCAAATTTGTGCCGCGACAAAAGAGCAAGTCAGCTAAGAATACTGTGCCGACGGAAGAAACCTATGACAGTTTTTTAGCGGATGTGCTGAACGCATCCCGCTGGCAGCGCAAGCTGATACAAGCGGGTCGGGATTGTTTTATTGGCAAGCGCGTGGCTATGAAGCTGAGCGGAGGACGTGGGCAGCCTTTGAGCGTTGACTTTCGTCCGGCACAGGAATTTGTATTTGAAACCGCCATGGATGACGTAAACCAGCTGACGAAGATCATGTTCTTCTACCAGATTGCGGGACAACAGGATGAATGCGACAAGAGCAAGCAACGCATCTGGTGCCAGCGCTATACCATGCGAGATGGACGTTGTTACATGGATCAGGGCACGTTTGATGGATATGGGAATCCTGAAAACGAAGGAAATATTGTTGCTCAGGATACCGGGCTTGACTTCATCCCCTGCTTTATCATCCTGAACGATGGCCTGACCGGCGACCTGATCGGCGAGAGCGACGTGGAAGTGCTGATCACCAATCAGGGAACCTACAACCATGTAAACAGCGACGATGTGGACGCGTTGCGCTTCAATATGTTCCCAATGCGATATACCGTGGATGCATCCGAGGACAGCGCATCCCAGATCAAGATTGCGCCCGCAGCTTATGCTGATCTGGCAACTGATCCATCGGCAGCGCGTGACAGTAAGCAGGCGCAGATAGGCATCATGGAAAGCCAGTTCGCTTACGATGAGCGCGTAGAAAACCGCCTGAACCGTACCAAGAGCGACATGCATGCCATGTTATCAGTGCCCAACGTAAGCCTTGAACAGCTCAAAGGGCTGGCCCAGAGCGGCAAAGGGATGCGTGGTCTGTATTGGGATTTGATTTGTCGCTGCAATGAAAAATGGGCGGAGGGCTGGGACGATGCCCTGCGCTGGATGGCCGAAAGCCTCGTGAAAATGGCGCGCGCCTACAATACCGTGCAACTACCTGAACTGGCCTACACGATCCAGATCGACCATTTGTATCCGATCCCCGAGGATGAAGAGGACGAACGGCTCAATGATGTTGCGGAAGTAAACGCCAAAGTGCGCAGCCGGTTGAGCTACATCGACAAATGGCAACCCACCGTGGACAAGGACGCGGAACTTGCGCAGATTATGGCGGAGCAAACTACGCTGGAGGACGGGTATACAGGAGTGGTGACCAAGGAACTTTCTGGCGCATCGCCCTAACGTCGGCCAAAGCTTCCTTTGGGAAGGGGTGAGATTCCCCCTCCCAACCGCCCCGTGAAAAATGTTGATGCCCGCAGGGAGGGAGCTAAATCATGAGCATGGACATGGGCGACCCCCGCCGCAAAATGTTGCGTAGCATTGTGGACACCGACCGAGAACTGGCGCGCATCTACAAAACAGCTGGAGAGGACTTGCAGGCGGAAGCCCAGAAGGCTAAGCCAGGCGGGCTGACCCAGCGGTGGAAGCAGGATATGATGCGCAGCGTGAACGAGCGGATGCGCGAAGTTGGGAAAGCAGTAGCCATACGAATTACGCAAAGCGCAACGGATGCCGCCCACATGCCCACCGCCGCCACTGCCGACTGGGTCGATAGGCTGATCGCGCACGCGGGGATCAAGGGGGTCAACAAGAGTTTCCGAAACACCCTTACTCGCACCAGCGACGAAGCGTTGCAGCAGGTGCTCAGCGGGCGCGCCTATCTGGACGGAAAAAGCCTGTCAAAACGTATCTGGACGCAGATAGGGCGGCAGCAGCAGGGCATTCAGGGCGCGATTGAACAAGCCATTGCCCAGAAAAAGAGCGCCAACGAGCTGGCAAAAAACCTGCACGATTACTTGAGTCCTGATGTGAAGGACACGCCGGACGCATCCTACTACGCCAAGCGGCTGGCGCGCACCAGCATCAATCACGCCTACACGCTGGCCAACCGGGAGGCACAGGCACGTAACCCGTTTGCGACGGCCATGCACTGGCAGCTGTCTTCATCACATTACGAGCGGCAGGTGCTGCCCTTCGGGCCAGACATCTGCGATGAGTATGCCGCACACAACGAAGGCTTGGGCGTTGGAAACTGGCCGATACGCAACACGCCGCTTGGGCATCCCTGCTGCCTGTGCGCGCAATACCCGGTAGTGCCGCAGAGCTTGGACGAGTGCGCCAGCGAACTTCGCGCATGGCTGGACGGTGCCGATAACCCCAAGCTGGAGGAGGGTTTCGGTGCGTGGAAGGGCGAGCTTATCTTGCAAAATATGGGAATTCGTGCTACGATGGCTGTGGATGATAATACCGCCGACAAGCGGCTTCGAATGCTGGGTAAGATCGCCGAGAAGCCTGATGTGCAAGCGATGAACACATTTGCAAAGGAACAGTACTTCCGCGATCTGTACGATGCCAGCGAAACGAAGCTGCGGGAGTTAGCTGGGGTAAAGCTGCACAAGGATACAGTAACCTACGACGAACGGCAACTCGGCATCAAGATTGGCAAGCACGCGCAGGATTGGGGGCTGGATGCTTCCAAAGCCGACGACCGCGAGAAGATGCGCGACATCATTACCGGCATCGTAGATCGTGGCGATGAAATCAGGCGGGTAGACTTCGCCGGACAGGCCGAAGAAACGTTTGCTTACATTAAGGGCGCGGACGTGGTACTAACCAAACAGGGCGGAAAGATGATTACCGTTATGAAGAACGGAGCGACCAACAGGCGCGTACAAAAGGGGGTGAAAACGGATGGATGGATTTGGTAAGTGGATCGAGCTTGTGAAGGCTGCGGCTGCAGAACATGGGCGTGTGTTTGTACTGGAAAGCATTGAAGGACACGAACGCGATGACGCCAAGTTCCGCGACGGCATGGAAGTGCAAGACCTGTCCGGCTTTCTCCTCACGCCTGAACAGGCGGAGGCGCTTGCGGATACCATCCGTAATGATCCCACGCTACTACACGATATGATCGACGTAGACGACGTGTTCGTCAGCTGGGATATGGATGGCGGCCAGCTGAGTATATCCTTTGAGCGCGCCATGCCGTGGGCGCAGCCAGAGCCGATGGCCCTGTAACTGTACCACAAATTGATTCAACTCCTGAGCGTCCCCGAGGGGGGGCGCTTTTTGAGTACCAAAAATTAGAAGGGAGCCAGAAAAA